CGGGAACATTTACACACGGAGATGTTTATTTGCATCTTCGCTTATTGTGGGACATCTTTCAGGTAGAGAGCGCATGGTATTCAGACTATTTTGATAGTGAAGTAACAAACAAGGGCTTGCCTAACATGGTCAACCGCAACATGCGCAGACAACAGTTTATCTCCAATCTTCGGTGGTCGGGCAGAAAGATAGAAAACACACTTGTTAATGAACTCTCAAAGAACGACTCGTCTGATTATGACACGCTTGCTGAACGATTTGAAGACATCTATTCCATCAGGGAAGATGGCTATACATTAAAAATCTTACAGAAGAACAAACCGACGTCAATATACGTAGGAAAGGCCGGGTTGAAACAGGCAGATATTGGCGGACAAGACCTTGTTACAATAACAGACAATGTTTTGGGGTCGAAGGCGGTATGGGAGAATGATTATGGAACGGTTTTCCCAACAAGTGTAGTCAGATCACATGATTTTTTGTATTTCTTCGACATATACAACGGTTGCGTGATACGATGGGCAGACAACGGGATGGTTCCAATCTCAGACTACGGCATGAAAAAATATTTTCGTGATAAGTCGAAGGCGTTGCTTGTATCCGGGACACAGAACATACATGTTTATGCCGCCTACGAAAAAGAATTTGACAACTATATCATTTCATTTGTCGATGACCTTACTCCGGCAAACAACGCAACATGGGCGTTTAGTGAAAAAGACAATGCGTGGACTACACGATTTTCGTTTACACCGTCATGGGTTGGAAGTTGTAGTATGACATTATTTTCTTCGCCAACTACCGGGAAGATTTATACACACAATACAAGCGTTATTAGAAACAACTTCTACGGTGTTCAATATCACTCCGAGATAGACTTTGCAAGCAACGACAAACCTAATCAAAACAAGGTCTATAATGCGCTTGCCGTTCACTCGAATAAAAAGTGGTCAGCGCCGAACACGGGAGACATCTTAATCAACAGCAACGGTGTTGTGATGCAAAGCAGACTAAAAGAGGCACAGTTCCAAACAAGAGAAGGCATACACACTGCCGCTTTTTTACGTGACATGTATTCAAGTGGTTCGGAGAGATTAGACGATCTTCATAACGGGAGAGTGTTAAGGGGAGAGAGCATAAGGATAAAATTAACAAATACCGACACAGACGAGGCCGTTTTATTCGGTGTAAACGTAAAATCAACAATATCAGAATAACATGATAGCATCTGCAATTATTTCCGGTGTTTCGGCTTTATCAAGTCTATTGGGCGGCATGGCGAGTAAATCCGAATCTGACAAGTTGGCCGCCAAAATCAAAAAGCAACAACTCAATATGCCACCAGAGGCAGAGACAATGCTTGGCGAGGCGAAGACGCTGTCAGCGATGGGCATGCCGGGTTATGAGACATACAAAGAACAGATCAACGAACTTATGCCACAGACTGCACAGGCGGCACGTGAGACTGCACAAAGCCCCTCTGCGCTTATTGACCTGTATGCAAAGAGCATGGCACAGACAAATAAGGCATATAACGAACTGGCAGTACAAGATGCTGCTGCAAGAAGGCAGAACATTTTAAACTACCAAAACGTCTTAGGACAGGTTGCACAGATGAGAACAGGTGTTGCACAGGCAAACATACAGACCAACCTCTCGGCATTGGGTCAGGAGGCACAAGGAACCAAAGATTTGATTAGTGGTATCAGTAACGCTCCAGGTGCTTTCATTAAAGGTTATGTGGGCATGGAACAATCGGGTGCTGGTAATGAGGTAGACGCCATGTTTCAAACCAATACGGCTGGCTCACAACAAAGCGCAGCATCGGCCGTCAACCCGGCGTTGTACGCATCACAAGTTCCCCCGTCTACTGCAACGTTCGCAGCGCCGTCACAACTAACGCCTACTGTTTCAAACCAACCTAATAATTTAGCATCACAATGGTTTTCACACAATAGGGGTCTCCCGGCGGAGGCTCCGGCAGAAGACGATATATTTGATGCAATTTTTGGAAAATATACTAAAAACAAAAACTACTATTCAACTAATCGTATCCCTGCTACTGCAACTTTTGACTATCTTTAATTAACGACACTATGGCATACTTTCAACCCATAAGTTTTTCACCTGGCAACCCGTTCGGCGAGGCACTGCAAGAGACGACAGATCGTATCACGCAGATGAAGGCCGTGCAACGAGAGGAGATGAAGGCACTTGTTGACGTCTCCTTAGAGGGCGTCATGTTGGACTTTCAGGACGAGGTTTCTAAAGACGTAAATCAGTTTAAGACTGATGCGGCAAGAATTTATTCAGAACAAGGAAGGTTTGGGAAACCGTTAGACTTTAAAGAATATGCCAAGTTGCAGACCAAAAAAAAGACGATACTTGCAAAGGTCAATCATGCACGTATGCTGACAGATGCATGGCAGACAACAATTACAGAGGCAGCAAAATTAAAGGCAGACCCAGTTAGGGGCAATATCTTAGACGACTCTACGGAACCAGCACTGGAGGCGTGGAAAAACGACGGCAAGGGAATATGGGACAAGACAGACCCCCGGTCATTAGTACGCAGGAGATATGGCATGCAGGAGATGACTGCGGACTACGATGCAATCACAAAGCAGACCAAAGAATCGGCAATAAAAAGCCCGCAGTCTGTTATCAATAAGGCTGGGAAGGAAGAACGCAGAATCATCTATGACCCCATGCAACAAGAAGACGCCATATGGCAAGGTGCTCCGCAGATCGCAAACTTCTGGGTTAAGGAAGCTGGAGGCGACGAGAGAAAGGGGAGAGAGATGTTTGACCAGTGGTTAAAGAATCAAAGCATTGATGCATTAGACTTACAAGGTGGTGGTACTCATGTATACAACTACATGGGTGGTTTCGGGGGAGAAAAAGACAAGGGAACGCTTTACCCCTATAAGAATCCGCAGGGGAAGATTGCTTATAACTTTGAGAGTGAACCAATGGAACTTAAGTCGGGTAAGTTTATCGGGCGTATCGGGCAGATTGCACGCAACGATGATGGGACTTGGGATAAGGTTATTTCGCAAGTTATGGTTGAGCAACCAGATGGTACTATGTCTGTTGCAACGGCAGATGAACTTGCCAACTATATTTCCATGTATGAGAAACAAAGTGGCGGCAAGGTAAGCAGAACGGAACGTGGTGAACTGGTACTAAAACTTACACCGGCCGACGTGAACCAACTTGCATGGCTTCCGTTTGAGTTTAAAAACGCAGAACAATATGGACTTTCATTCCAACGCCCGGAGGAACCTATTGAAGGGTACAATCCATTCACTAAAAGCAAGCGGGAGATAAAAGAAGAAGCACAACGCATTGTTTCTAAAAAAACAATAAGACCTACAAAGACAACAGAAGAATACAGACAAGAGGCAAAAGCCGTAATGAGCGGAAAAAAACCGGACTATAAATCGGCCGTAATGAACAACGGGCAGACTAAGATCAGCACGCCTGACGGTGTTATGACCGTTGACCAATTGATGAAAGAAAAAGACTTGACACGTGAGCAGATTATCGGTGGAATTGAACGTGGTACAATATCATTAAGTAAATAAACGATCATGCCACAAGACTGGGTAAACGAATTAAAAGGCGAGACGCCATCAAGCAAGGTCACGAAGAAACCCGCTCCTACAAAAAAGGCAGATTGGGCTGATGAGTTGCGTGAACCTGTAAAAAAAAAAGAAGTTTCGCCTTCCGTATCGGGCGGTTCTACGCCTGTTGCTGGTGGGAGTGAACAGATGCTTGCCGGTGAGAAACAGGAAGGCACAGGCATATCAGAACTTGCGCCGCAAGAATATTGGAGAACTCCTGTTAAGCTCACGGCAGATCAGATAGACCCTAAAAATCAGAAGACCTTACTAAACAGGACAGCATATAACTACGCCGCAAAGAAGGACTACGCAAAGTCAAACGAGTTAATCACGCAGGGGCTTAAGGCAGACCCGGAAGACCCATATCTTAACAGACTTGCTTACTTCAACGCAAAGAAACAGAATGACCCCAACCTACGTTCATTCTTAGAACGTGCCGCACAGACAAACCCCGAAGACCCTGTTATCTTACATGATCTCGGCGTGTTCGCTTTTAATGAAGGCAAGAAAGAAGATGCTTATGCTTTTGCAGAGAAGGCACTGGCGAAGGTCAACCCAACAACTGCCGAGGGCAAACGTGCATCGTCTTCATTACTTGGGATACTTGCAACGATAGAGGGGCAAGAAGGGGGAGACCCTACGCCATTTCTTGAAAAGAAAGTCCAGTTCGACGACAAGATCAAAGAGGAAGATGAAAAGTGGTACAATAACCCCAATCCCATAAATTACATTTTGTCAAACGGAGTTGCCACATCCAATACCGGAATGGCCATCCGCTCCGGTCTGGGAGACGGTAGTGTGAGTGAGGAATTTAACCCGTATAGGAACTACACACCATCTATCGCCGAAGAGATAGGCGCTGGTATTATTTCGTTGCTTGTTGATGCGCCCATGTTTCTTGTTGGTGGTGCAGCAGCAGGCTCTGTATCAAAACCACTCATTACACGGTCTGTCAATGCCGTCATGAACAAAGCATATCAGAAGGCCATACAACGTGGTTTAAGTAAAGAGGCTACTGAACTGTTGATGAAACAGACAGCGGCCGGTGCGTTACAGGCGATCACTGGCGTATCGGCATCTATGGCCGAAAGCGCAGGCGCATTGAGTGTCTACGATGCAACACGTGATGTCTTAAGCCAGGTAGTTGAAGAGGGAAAATCCTGGGCCGACATTGACTATGGCCAAACACTTAAACGTTTTGGTGAGGGTGCCGCATTGGGTATGGCCGTGGGCGCTGTTGGATATGGCACAAACGCATTATTAGGCGCAACAACAAATAGACTCGGAAGGGCTGCAACGAAAGCAACCGGATTCGCCGCAGAAAATGCGGTGTTTGTTGGCGGTGGCGCCATGTTAGAAGGAAAGCCATTAAGTGAGATAACCGGGAAAGACTGGCTTGCATCGGCGGCAACGTTGGGAATCTTAAAGGGTGTTGGTATCTTAAAGCGTTCCACTAATTTCTCAAAAGAAAAAGTCAACAAAGGTGAGTTCAACGTAGAACTTACGCCGGAGGAACTAAAAGCAGTTGGCGAGCCGACAACGGAAGATGCTATCAACAAACTTTCCGACCCTGCAAAGAGAGAAGAACTCTTAACAAATACCGAAGTACCGACATCTGCAAAAGTAAAACTTGTTTGGGCGACAGAAGGTGCAAGGCCGGATAACATACCAGCCCCTGACAGGGTAGACGTAAAAGACAACACGGTTCAAACTTTTGACAAAGGAGGAAATCTATTAGAGAAAAAAGACTTTGACGACAACGTAGAAGCAAATGCCTATGCTACACAGGCACAGGCCATGATTAACGACAGGGTAGCAGATGAAAAGGCTGCCTCGTTGACGCCGGTAGAGCGAGCGAAGGTATTAGAAGAGGTAAAGAGTTCGGGTGTTGACTTAAAGACAGTAAACGATGCAAAGAATCAGCCGCCAGAAGAGAGGTCGCAAGAGGGGGTGCAAGCGTTAAAGAAATTTAACGAAACGGTAAACACGGTGAGGGAGGAGACAATAACAAAAGGAGGTGAAAATGCCGTTAGCGAAAGGACGCTCCCGGAAAACGGTGAGCAAGAACATCAGCAAGTTAGTTCACGAGGGGAGACCACGGAAGCAGGCTATCGCAATCGCCCTGCGGTCGGCGGGGAAGTCAAGGCGGAAGAGAAAGTCACGGAAAAAGAGGTAGTAACACCACCGGAACAACCGGGGGAACCTATTACATTATCAGAAGGAATAACCGGAAGAATAGACAATGGTGTTGCACGGTTTTTCGATACCGAAGGAAAAGAACTTGTACCACGTTCTGCTAAACATAGACGTGCCAAAAAAGAATACTTTGACCAGCTTGTTTTAGATAATGGGAAAGAGACATCTATAACAGAAGACCTTTCACCAGACGAGTATTTAGAAAAGATTGCAACATCGTCCGAGAACCCATCTGAGGTTTTTAATACCTACATTACAGAACGTGAACGTTCGGACAGTGAAAGAATCGGAACAAAAGACTGGGCAATATCACAAGCGATAGGCAGATTTGGCGTTGACCCCGAACAGTTACGTGATGTGTGGAAGTCTGCCGACGAAAAAAGAGAGGTGCGTTTCTATCTTAAGCAGGGTGGCGCAAAGTTAGATCAGATTGCACAACAGGCGTCTGAGGTGTATAGGCCGGAGAGTGATGCGTTTGACGAGATCACTCCGCAAGATGTATTCGACTTCATGAAAAATTACCCCGCTGGGCCGCAACAATATTTCGGGAGAACACCGCTTGAACGTAGTCTTGCTGAACGTTTCGAGATGCTTACTGGCATTAAGTTAAACAAGACAACAGAGACAGGCCTATTAAACAAAACACTGCGTACCGTTGATTCGGGCGAGTGGGGTGATGATGTCGCTGGCAGAATGACAGACGATGCGTTATTCGCAATAGACGAAGGATTAACAGCTAAAAATGTTGATGCGTTATTTGGTGTTGTTTCCGAAGAAGAATTTAACACAATCAAACAAGCAATTAAAATCACAGAAAAAAATGAAGAACAAGGAATCGGAACAGAAGCAGGCGGCGAACGTCCTGTATCAGACGTTGAAGTGGGCGCAGAAGGTCGTGGAGCAGAAGAAACAAAAGGCGAACTTGCCAAAGAGTTAGACGACCAAATTACCGCAAAGCGCCGGGAGATTACAGACACAACCAACGAAAAGAATCTTGCACTTGAAAAGATTGGTGGGAAACAAGACCTACAACTCGGCGTTCCGTCCTCCGGCGAATTAGGCTTGGGAGTGGAACGTGCTGTTGACCGTGAGGCGATGGATCGTGTTGCTAAACCATATGACGCTAAGATCGCAGCACTTGAACGTGAAGTTGCAGACCTTGAACAACGGAGGCAATCTGTTGGCGAAGGTGATCTCGCACAGACGGATGCGTTTAAAGAACCCCCAACAGTAAAGGGAAAATTCCAATCTCTCGCAGACAACATCCGGTCAAACAAGATACAAGAAGGACTTGGCGGTACTGCATCTGCCGGTGTCAGTGATACGAAGTTGTGGAATGACATCCTGGAGGGCATGGCCGTTGCCGTCGAAAAGACAGGAGACATCGCACAGGCAATCAAGGATGCAATAACATCCATGCGTTCTAGTAAGGAATATCTTGAATTAGACGACGAAACAAGATCAAAATTTGAAAAGAAACTTGGTGGTGTTTGGGATACCGTTTTCCCCGACTTTGTTAAGAGCACAAGAGACGATGTTACAAAGATGTTATCAGAACAATATGGTAACATTGAAGAAAAGGTGTTCGGGTCGAAGACAGCAAAAGACGAAGATTTTGCACAGAGCAACAAGACAATCAGCGGTATCTTAAGCGCACCGAGCAAGGCACAAGAGGCAACGTTCGGGAAACTTGCAGATGTCGTAAGTGATAAACTTGCATCCGGGATGTCGAAGGCGTTAGCAAGTCAGAACATGGCTACACGTAACGCAGCCAAACTTGTTAATTCAATCATTAAGGACATTGGCAAGCCGGAGGCGTTGGTTGCTAAAGAGGCTGAGTTTAAGGGCAAGTCTCGTGAACGTGCAGCAGCAGACGCACAGAAACTTACAAAGATATTAACCGGAGCACTCGGCGGCAACAAGGAAAGTCTTGAAAAACTCGATCAGGTATTAGACCCTGAATGGTATGAGAACCCAATCAAATATGAAGACCTTGCACCTCACGAACAACACGTCTATGATTTGATCCGTAGCACGTACGACTATATTCACGATCTTAACTTTGCAATGGGCAAGATTAATGTCGGAACGTACCTCATGAACCAGGGGAAATACTCGGCACGTCTTTATGATTCGATGGAGTTCCCGGAGGACATTCAGGATGCGTGGGAGCGTGGGAACAGTTCCATGTTTACCGGCATGTATAAGGGTAGAGAAGAGATAGATGAATGGAAGAAAAAACACCATATCGCAAACCCGATTCACGGTGTCTCTAAAAGACTTTATCAGACCTTATTCAACAAGGCTATTTATGACTACGCTAAGACAATAAACGAAAAATACCCAGATGTTGTTTCCCCGACTGAACGTAAGGGATTCACGAAACTCGGTGGTGGATACGGCGACCTTTCAAATAAGTTTGTACGTGATGACGTTGTTGAGGGGATAAAGGGATTTTTCTACACGAACAAAACGATGTCGTACCTTGACGATGCTTTTTCGTCATACAACAGGTGGGCGCCACGTAAGTTTTTCCGGAATCTTTTTACCGTATGGAATCCAGGAGTACAACTCGGAAACCACACAGGCAACATCCCATTCTCAATGATGCTCGGAATAAGCCCGATGCGTTTTGAGTATAACTTCTGGAACTACGCACGTAAAGAGGCAAAGAACTACGGTTCGACATACCGTTATCTCCTTGGCAAGGGGCTGTTGCGGTCTGACTTGACACGGGGAGACCTTGCAACTGCGTGGGAGAATATGGCGAAAGAACTTGATAAGGTCGTCGCAGACCCCAACATGTTCCAAAAACTAAAGGCAATACCCGGTAAAGCATATTCGGCAAACGATGATCTTGCAAAACTCGCAGCGTTTAAGTCCCTTATGGACATGGGGTATAAGCCAGAGAAGGCCGTTCAGTTTATCAGGGAGGCATATCAAAATTTTAACAGAGTTGGCAAGGCTTATGACTTCGCATCTAAGACACCGGGTGTTGGGAACATGTTTGCACGATGGGGGGGGGACTTATTGAGAATAGCAAAACTCGGTATCACACGCAGGCCAATTAACCTTGCGCTTGGATTAGGGTCGTTGCACCTTATCTCTTATTTGGCAAGTCTATGGTCTGGAGAATCTGATAATGAACGTAAGATACGTGAAGAACGTTCCGGGTTCCCGAAGATACCATTACCAAACTGGTTGGGTGGCGACATCCCTCTTGCTATTAAAACGGGGCAAAACGAGTTGAACCTTGCACGGTTTATCTCTCCACTTTATATTTATTCGACGCCAGAACAGGATGATGTCTACCAGTTGTTTCAGAAGTTTCTCCCGATTCAGGTTCCTGTTCCATCTTACACGACCAACCCGTCAGGCAAGGGCGCTGTGTGGATGTCGCAGTTCTTGAAAGACCCCGTTATGTCGCCCATTGTCCAGACGGCACTTAACGCAGATTGGAAGGGAGCGCCTATATTAGACCCCAATGAGACAATCTACAAACGTAGCAATCTTTCAAGTACAGATAAGGCTATCAATGCACTTCGCTTTCTTGGTAGGGCATATGTTCCTTATGGTGCGTATGGTGACGACTTCATCAGGGCACTTACTGACAACCCGGATTATTACGGTAGGACAAAGACACCCGGACAGGTTGCTCTCAGGTTCATCGGCTGGAACTCCCAACAGTTTAAAGAAGACAGGTATTTCAGGACATTGATGAATGAGGGGAACATGGTTGATTCAAGGATGAAGTCATTGATAGAATCGGCAAAGAGTGTCATCAAGGCACGTGATCTTGGGCAGATAACGCAAGCGCAATATCACCGCAGGGAGGCAGAACTGTTAGAGGAGTTCGCCAAACAGGTGAGTAAGATGAAGGCCTATAAGGAAAAGGCAGAACCATATTTAAGCAGAAAAAGCATGGCGGAATTGGAACAACTGTCACGTGAATATCAAATGGGAAAGAAGAAATAGGGTATTGACTTTGGTGCATTAATTTCGTATATTTGTACTGACAACACAAAATTAGGAAAAGTAAAAAAATCATTATTATCACGCATGTGTAAAACGATGCAAAAACTGTGAAAATGAAAAAGATTATTATTATTCTGTTAGCCTTTTTATTCAGTCTCCCGGCCTTCTGTGACAAACTCTGGGTAACGGATGGGTACATAAAAATCTATAACACTACGGCGAAGACGACAACTGTTGTCTATTTGTCTTCCGTTTCGAGGATTTACGTCAAGGGTAATGACATCAACATCTCGACAAACAACCCGTCTGCTGATGTGAAGATCTCATATGGCTCACTCACTGAGTACAACGGCGGTACTGTTCCGACAATGGCAACCATTGTTGAAGACGTCGGGACTATGGGTATGGTCGAGCAGACGGAGATTGCGGGTGATTCTATCCTTAGCACTTATACCGAGTATGCCTTTCCAATCAGTTCAACTCATGTATGGAACACTTCGTTTTCGTGGTCTTCCAACACGGATACGCTGATGGTGATACCGTTTATCAGCACGGAAGGTATAAGGACTGTCTATCCGGGGTTAGATACTATTTATTCTGTGTCAAGTCCAGAAACAATGTCTTTTGATGACGAGATTTTTTCGGGAGACACTTTAATCTTTAAGGTCTCAGCAACTGATACTGTTGTAATGGAGAGTATAGTAAACAAGATCAGCAAATGAAAAGGCTCTTACTTTTTCTTTGCTTTGTTCCTGTAATCTGCTTCGGGCAGTACAGGGCTGATCGAACAAGGACAAACCCGAATGTTGCTGACGGTAACGGGTATTGCTTCCGGGGGCATCTTGCTACTGCAACGAGTTCATATTGTGCAGAGGCACTTGCTTTGTTTGCAAGGATGGATACAGCCCCGGACGCTTCTCGGAAATGTCTCATTAATACACTGATCGAGGCATATAAGGGAAAAGGTATCTGGGATTCGCTGATTGCCTTTGTGCCGTACGCTTCTCATACAGAGCAATCCTCTTTGTTGAATTGGAAAGATACTGCATACAACAGCACCAACATGAGTAATATGGTGTGGACAAAGGATAGGGGATTCCAGCGAACAGGTGCAACAGGCTACATTAACACGAACGTAAATATGTCCACAATAGCCGGACTGGCTTACAATAGAGTGATGTTTGGAATGTACGTTCAGAGCGATACGACGATTGGCATAATTGGCGTCCGTGGTTATGTGGGAGGATTTTGGCAGCAGGACAGGGTTAAGTCTAACTATACCTATCACGCTTCATTTGATGCGGAAATAAGTAATGGAGCTGGGTTTGCTAACACGAATCAAAAGGGGTTATTTATAGCCCAAAGAAATAAAAATGATTCAATCTATGGTTACGCAAATGGAACTAAATATAAGTACAATTCCGCTCCAGTAACCACAAACCTACTCAGTGCAAACATATTGGTCGGTGCGATATTTTACATAAATTCCAGTACAGTGGAATATGAGGGGCATAATCAATACTCGCTTTTTGTTGTGTCCAGACCACTTTCAGACGAACAACAGGCTTATTTTTATTCATACCTTCAAGACTATCTCTATGCGATTGGTGCTGACGCTAATTAATTCACTCATAGCGGTTGCTTGCTTTTCTCAACCCTACCTTTACGGCGGTTGTGTTTCTGCCTGCAACGTTAAAATAACTGACACTATCGAGGTATATATTCTCGCCGGGCAATCCAACGCTGCCGGGGTTGGAGATACTACACTGATTAGCAATGTTCGGTATGAGGGAGTACAAGACAGTTCGTTCTTTTATGATTACAAGACAAAGCAATGGCAAAATTATCATCCCGGACACGCATTTGAATGGGGTGCAGGATTTGGCATAGAGGATTCATTTTTGAAAGAGATGTATTCCGCACGCCACAAAAAACAATATTTGATTAAATACGCATGGGGAGGAATAGGCCTATATCAGGTCGACGGCATGGATTGGAACGTAAATTCCATTGCGGAATACAACTACCATTTAAAGCATATCATTCGGATGGCAAATGATAATGCAGCACAAAATGGGCATTATTTTCTCGTAAAGGCGGTGATATGGATTCACGGCGAAAGCGATGCAAACAACGCAACGTATTCGGCTGCTTACCGGGCAAACATGGACGCCTTTGTCGCTGGGCTGCGAACTCATTTAAAGTCCATGAGCAGGGCGTACAACTTCCCGGTTGTGCTTGCCCGGCTGAAAAAGACGTCTGCGTGGGGAGGAACAACCATGTACGACATTCAGACAACTTATTGCACCGATGGGAAAGCGACACTTATATCAACAGATGACGCCGCCATTGCCATAAACCCCGATAACGTTCATTACAGCACAACAGGCCTGATCAATTTAGGAATCAATATAGCCGATTCATTAAAGGCAAATTGACATAACCCCATAACGCCAAAGACATGAAAGAAAAGATCATAAACGGACTATTATTAAACACAACAATAAGGGTGTTGCTGATACTGTCTGTTACGGTATCAATGGCGATGGCAATAACGTCAGGTATATTCGCCTACAAGTTAAACAAGGGCCATTACCCTACAAAGACCGATATGCAACAAGATCACAAGATACTACAAGACTCTGTAAACACAATACTACGAACACTCAAAAAACCATAAAGAAATGGCGAATGACCAAACGTATCTTACCATCATCACTGTATTGGCCGGGGCTTCGTCTCTGCTTGCATCAATAATCGTAACTGTCGTTGTGAACTTCACAAAGCGGACAGGGGAAAAGTTTAGCAAAGTCTTTGACAAGGTGGAGGCGGTGACAGACAGGCTCGCCGATGAGGAAAAGGAACGCAGGGTGAAGGAGGCGGAGATGCTGGGTAATTTTAAGCTGTATGAGCAGAATGTCTCTCACGTGAAGAAAAGAATCTACGATGTGTCTGATATTGTAGCGGAGTTAAGGGGGAAGGTAGAAAAAATAGAAAGAAATGGAACTTACAACAAGGAGACTGGTATTCAATAAGACCTATACGGAGGGGCAACTTTTCGTTGATGGAACATACTTCTGTGATACGTTAGAGGATAGAACACGTGACTTCAATAAAGACGGAGACCTTGACGAGCCGGGAGAAACAAAAGTCTATGGCGAGACGGCTATACCGTTTGGTACATATCCTGTTGTGATGTCATACTCTAAGCGTTTCAAGAAGATCATGCCGGAGATTCAGCATGTTAAGGGCTTCGATGGTATCAGGATTCACTCAGGAACAAACCCATCGCATACGTCAGGGTGTCTTCTTTGTGGTGTCTGGGAGAGTGACGGGAGACTGAAAAAGTCAAAGGAGACAATAGCAGAACTATACAAGTTAATACAAAATGCAATCGACAATAAAGAAACAGTTAAAATCACAATAGAATGAGTTTAGGAAAATACTTTGGCGAAGGGTCAGAACACAGTTCTCTCCGACTGAACATGTTTATTGCTACAATATCCTTTGTACCAGCTATCCTTTCAGTTGCTTTTAACATAATCTGGAAGACGGTACATAACGTTGAGCCGAGTTGGGCAGAGGTATCATTGTTTGTTACAACGGGTGCTGCCTACTTCACGGCTATATGGTTAAGTAAGAAAGCAAACAAAGACGCTGAAACAAAAGCACTCAATGACAAATGTAACGACATTAAACCGTAACATGAAGTTCGGTCAGCTTAAGGATGTTGACGACACATCCTCAACTGACGCAATGCTTGTTAAACAAGGGCAAAAAATAACCAATATTGACCCTGTTGAATATCTTGAGAGTAAGTTAGACCCGATTTACCTGGATCATGACGAGGGTGCAACAAAGTGTTTCGCAATCGCAATGGCTGTTGTATTATGAAGAACCTAATTGAGAACTATACCTTTAATCACGTAACGGGGACAGTCACGTTCAACGGCTACACAACTATCTCGTTGGAGAAGGTACTGATCATTACCAACGTGACACGTGGTACGGTAATCTTCAACTTCGCATGCCCCGGAATGACAGGGAGTGTGACAGGTAATGTTCTCAAACTAAGTTATGACGTCACCGCCTTTGCTGATACCGATAAACTTCTGATCTATTATGAGGATGGTGTACAAGAGAGCACAGTCGTTGAACTTATAGAGACGATGCGGTATCTCATTAAGACACTCTCAACGATAGGTAGTGCGCAGGGCGTTGTGGCTGACATCAGGGTTACTCCGCTATCTTTACCAACTTTGGCCACGGTGACAAACCTGAACCAACTGGGAGGGATAACGACAATCAACATGCCCGATAATCTACAAAATCTTGCGGCTGTAAATTCAAACATCAATAACGTAGCACGATAATGGCAACACAAAATAACAAAAAGGTATTAGATAAACCGGAATGGCAAACGATGTGTTCTGCTCCAGTGGCATCTTCCGCTGGTGCTTTCATCATCAAAGACCCAATCGGTGAACGGCGTGGCGCGCTCTATCTGACAAGTGCTACCGTACATTATCTCTACGCAGCAGACGAGGACTCATGGATGCAGGTTCCCTCAATGGCACTGGCCGGCACATGGGGCGCAGGGGCTTGTGGATGCTACGGTAACTGGTCAAATACACTCACTGCAAACGGAGGTTCTACAACGACTGTAACTACGGCTACGTCAATCAATGGTGCGGCCTACGGTAACACTATTAGATTCTTAACTGGTGCAAACGCTGGTCTTGAAAGAGAGTGTACCGGGTACTCAATCATTCCCGGTGGAACAAACACTTTATCATTTGCCGCACTCCCTAACGTTGTTTCGAGTGGTGACACGTTCGCTCTTTCTACCGGGATATACTATATCCTAAATGCCTACACTTCTCTGGTATCAGGTGTCTTTAAGTCTTACGACCCACTGACAGGTGTTGTTTCATCATTGGGAACAACCAACCTCCCTGCCTCGTGGGGGACAGATGGTAAACTTGTCGGAACTCCGTCTTATGTTGGAACGTATGCAACAGGTACAGCGACGTCAGCAACAAATACTACGTTAGTGAACTCTGCAAAGGCATGGACAGCAGACCAATGGATTAATGCACAGATAAGGATAACCGGGGGAACGGGGATAGGGCAGATCAGGACAATCACTGACAATGATGCAACGTCAGTAACGGTTGCAACGTGGACTGTGAACCCGGATAGCACTTCAACATACGCCATCGAACCTAACGATGACTTCTTTTATTTAGCTGGCAACGGTGCTGTGACAATGTACCGTTATTCACGTAGCGCAAACTCATGGACTGTCATGGCTCCAACGACAGCGAGAACAGGCGCCCCAAGTACAGGCATGGGTCTGAACTGGTGCGGTAAGAGCGGTAACGCTATTTGGGAAAACGAAAACAACTGTCTTGACGGAAGGTTCCTTTATTCATTCAGGGGTGGCGCATCATCCAACATGGATAGATTTGATATAGCAGGTGGTACGGCGGGTGCAGGTGCATGGCTCGCTGTAACTTATCTCGGTAAGCAGGAGACTTTTTCAACTGGTTCATCCTACGACATGGGTTACGGGTGCAAACTATACGCCAGGAAAGATGCAACGAAAAGAATCTTCCAGTATGACATCACCGGGAACTACCTGTATCCTTTTGCGACAGATTTCTATGCTGACGGTACCGCTTTATTGGGTGATAAGTTATTTACTGTAACCTACGACGACGAGACAGGTGGAGACTTAATAGAATGGCTTTATGTCCTTCAAAACACAGGAACAGTATTACGGCGTGTAATGATTTATTAATATGGGGCAGATAGGAGAACAGAAATACCCGTTTACACAGAACCTTGACTTCTACCACAGGGTTGCGCAAGGGCTTGAACCGGATTACTCTTCGGTTCATATCTACTCGCAGAATCCATCCATGACAACGGCTGGCACACAGTACGACATCTGTAACTCCGGCGCAATCTATTACCCTGCAACGGCCGTAAGTTTAGAGGTCGTTTCATCGAACGCAAACGACACATTACTCGGTTCCGGTGCAAAACAGGTTTATGTTGAGACGTTAGATGAAAACTGGAATACCTATAAGCAGACCATCAACATGAACGGCACGTCAGCAGTTGCACTCGCCGGTACTCATATCAGGGCACAGTTCATGTACGTCGTGGGAGACCAGTCTGCAATAGGAAATATTACCTTGCGTGTTGCAATCGCAGGTTCAACGTTACTTACCATACAAGACGGTGACAATACCTCCGTATCTTCTTCATATACTGTACCAAATGGTTATACGGCATACTTTATACAAGGGTACGCATCATCCAACAGCAAGGTTTCTGGTTACATGGACTTCAAGCTGTTTACACGCAGGTACGGTGGCGTATTTATGCTAAAGGGAAGGACTGTCTGTAACGACACGGGGTCAAGTTGGTGGGTGTACCAGTATCAGATTTCATCCATCATACCGCAGAAGACAGACTTTAAGATGGTAGCGACTGGCGGCGCAAACGCCATGATAGGAATATGTGGTTACGAATTACTTTTAAAGAAAAACGAATGAAAAAGAGATGGGTTATTCTATTGGTTTTGGTCTCCATTGTTTGTGGAGTCTTATTTTCTTTCCTGTTAAAAAATGAGAAGACAAATACTGTTTACATCAACCATGTTGCTGACAGTGTTTATTATCAAAAACAGGCTGATTCGCTTGCTACAATCGTCGTTGGGCTGAAAAAGGTATCAGAGTCCAAAGGGAAAGAGATCGTGCGCCTGAGAGCCTTATTTGCAATAAAAAAGGACTCTGTTGCCATACTTTCTCCGACAGAGACAGTAAACATGTTCCAACGTGAGACGGGAGAGAACACTATCTTACAAAGAGACTCATCTGTCATAACTACTTTAAAAGCAATTAGTATTTCCAATGTATCATTTGTTGAGGGAAGAGGGCTAAAGGAAGAGATCAAATGCTGGGAAGAAAGTAATGTTATTAAGGATTCCCTAATTTCCGTTCAGCACAGTTTACTCACGGTGAAGGATACCAGGATCGCTACACTTACAAACGAGTATTACAAACAGCAGATAGCAACAAAGAACATAGAGAAAGCCAACAAAAAAAGGATGACAAAGAACGTCATCCTCGGTGTTTCAGCAGGTGTACTTGCCGGGTTTGTTGTCGGGGTTATTGTGCGGTAATATGTGAAAATACCGATAGACTGGTCTTGTCGGCAATAACACAGATAGGTTCTATTCTTCCTCCGGTTTAATATCTTTTGAAACAGTTAAACGCAGTGATAACCCTTCCGGGCACATACAGTTTGTCCTTTTGCTCCTCCTGTGTAATTCTACTTCATAATTGACATACTTTGAACCGTCGTCATGAAGAGTAATCCCTACTTCTCTTACGGTTCCACCCTCCCATTTCCCGTTGCGGTAGTTTTTAACGATACACCTGTCCCCGGGAAGCAATATCACGTCTGCTGTTATTTTCATTGTTCCTTGTTTTAATTTATCGGCAAATATACTGATATGTATACTTTATCGGCAATAACGCCGATATGTTATGTCAACCTAATATCGTGTAGTTTCTTTTCTGTTTCTTTCAATTTGCGGTGTAGGAATTCATTAAACGATTCATAGTGGCCGGCGTTTTCGTCTTCAAAGAAATTACGATCATCATTTTCTGAACTGTAAATCGGAAGTTCTAGCTCCTCGCCATCTCCGAGAAAAAGCAATAATGAAATCCGGGTATAGGAGTTCATGATTGTCATGGTCAATGTCGGTGGAAAGAATGAACCATCTTCCTGGTTTTGTGTTGCATTGAATTTGTCATTGATTGCCTCAATAGCACTTAATGCCTCTTTTTGTTCTTGTGTCATGATGTTTTGTTTTTCTTGTTTTCGGCACTATTGCCGGTTATTTATATTCAAATATCTCTGTCATAGGCTAAACATCTTTTTGAGTTCAGTATCATGGTCTGTGTTAGACAACAAATCGACGTCAACCTTTATCCCGAACCCCTGTTTGTCCTTGTATCGTATTGTCAAGATACCCGTTGCAAAGCCCTCTTCTGTTACATGACCGCCATCTCTGCCAACCTTGTACCCGTTCTTCTTTAGCCTGCGGATAATGTCTTCAAGTTGTGTGTTTAGTATTGCCATAGTGTTTCTTTCATTTTGTTTCGTTTTGTGCATCTGTTGAGTGGGGTTCATCCTGATTGGCGTGTTTTACACTAACAACATTGTCGGCAAGTTGTTGCATGGCAATCCCGTACTCATGAATGAATTGATTTCGGCCCGCTCCTTCCGCAACAACGACTTTTACCCCAATGTCGTTTTTAGGAGTTTTCTTAGCCCTGAGTAAGCGCAATTGGTCTTCCCATGCAACATGGTTTAGTCTCTCTGCGTACTCTTCCATCATGTCGATGATCGTCAGTGGCAGTAAGGCAACAGGTTCATTCTGATTGACGTCTTGCACATCTACGTACTCCCGGAGCATCTCTTCTGCGAGTTGGTTAGCACCACTACCCGGTTGAGGCATGATCATTTGTTGCTGCGTTGGTGGAGGCACGGTTGTCCCGTAAATCTGACCCACTTCCCATTGGCACACTCCGCAAATTATTTTTCCACTAATCATTACATACGAATCGCACGGCCTTCCACATCTGTCACAAGTTGTCGAACTTGTTGTTAGTATTCCCATTGTTCCTCCTTGTTTTACTTTTTATGTTAAAAATTAAATAACGGAAATCTTATTTTACTTTGTTTGTTAAGTGTAAATAACGAATGCCAAAAACATTTTTAACCGTATCTACTGCTAATCTGAAAACAAGCAGTGTGTTTGGTTAAACCTGCCCGACAAGTTGTCTGGCATTCTGCACCGGAAAGATTTCTTCAACGAAGTCATACGCCTGTTCAATAGTAGAGAAATAATAGAAATCATGCATTTCCTGTCTGCGCAACACATGTACCATTGGGTTCTTATACACAACGCCATCCTTAATAATATGGTTTGACGGGATCGGTACTCGTACCGTGGACTTCTCGCCGGAGCAGGATAAAAAGATTTCACCATCACTATAAATATAATTCTTGTCCGGAACAGCATCAAACCATTCCACCCGAATAATTTCATTTACATTGTATCGTACCATGTTGTTTTGTTTTACATTAATCCGTTTTTAACAAAATCTCTTACAATCTTTGCACCAGTGATCTCCGCATAAATCTGCGTTGTCTTTGTAGAAGTATGCCCCAAAGAACCACTTACTGCCTCCAGGCTTACACCGTCTTCCAAAAGCTGTGTAGCATACGTGTGCCTTCCGACAGCGTTTGTGACATGCTTTGTGATGCCTTCCTTGTTACTTATATCTTTCAACCACGCATTGTAATCACGTGTATTGATGTTAAACTGATAGTCGTACTTCTCCCCGATCTCAACGGCACGTTTCTTAAGAGGAACGACGTAATGCGTATCAGTCTTCTGTCTGCTCCTGTCTATTGCATGGTATGTCTGCCCATCAACAACAAGGGATACAATATGTTCTCTTCTCAATGAAAGCAGGTCTCCTATGTTAAGCCCTGTCAACGTCTGGAACTCGAAGACATCAGAGAAATAACACTCATGTTTGAAGATCTTTAATGCCTCATCCTTTGTGAGGAAAGTACGTGTTGACTTCGTTGCATGCAGAACCATGTTCATATAGGGGTTCTTTTCAATAAGACCCTCTTTGAGTGCAAGGTTAAGAATCTTCTTGATATGGGCATGCATCTTGTTGATTGTTGTTGGAGCCTTTCCCGTTGATGCAAGGCGCTTATCAATCTCTTGCAACCATGCGAAGTCTACCTTATCTAACTCGATGTCATACCGTCGCACAAAAGACAACGTTGACCTCATGGAGTTGACAGTTGAAAGTGCAAGCCTTCTGTCATAGACATTACGTGCGAAATATTCTGCTACTGTCATATCAAATTCTTTTAAACTCAATTTGAAAAAACATTTTCTCCGGTAAAATCCTTTGGAAATTTTACAGCTCTCCGTGTCATGGTCTTATCACCCCGGAGTATAGCCTGCACCATCGGCGTGTTGAATAAAATTGGTCTTTCTTTCATGGTTTTATATTACTTTTAGTTTTTTAAGTTTACGACTTAATTCTTGTGATATTTCTCCCGGCCAACGTAGTTTATCATAATATTCCTTAGTCATCTCCAGCAGGTCTAAGTTAGACAGTTTGACTGTCTTGTTATGGAGTTGTTCCAGCTTCTCCATGCCTTTTGTTCCGATCTCTTGTGCAAGCCTTATCCCGAATATTGGGTAATTGCCATGCTGCGCAACGTTGCACCCGGAACACTGTGGTCTGCAATTAGATTCTGACCATCTTGTTGCCAATGATACACGTGAAAAATAATGACCACACTGTATGTCTTTCCAATGAAAAGTTTTATCGCATGTATAGCACCTGACATATCCGTTTTCGTCTGCATATTTCTGCCGTAGGTAATGTGAGAATACGCTGTCAAGTGTCTCAACATACGTTGACCGTTTGTAGTCTTTCTTTTTCTTTTGAGCCATAAACTTCGTTGTTTTGAGCCTTATTCGTGAATCACTGTCGGTACAAGTTTGATCTCGTTTGCCTTCCACTCATGATTTGGGTCTGGGTAAAAGGTCACGCCAGATCGGTATTCGATACCTGGGAACTTCATGCCCTGTTCGTCAAGTGACATGACGTCGTTTGTGAAGATCACAAGCCATCCACCGGGTACGTTAATGCGGTGTAGGTATCCTCCGGTGAACCCTGTCAGTTCAACACGCTCTAATACGATTTTCTCGTTCATTTTTCCTCCTTTTCTTTTGGTTCCCATAAAACATTCTCGAACACGCAGGTAACACATATCTCGTGGTTTGTTGGCAGGTTTTCGTACTTACAATCCGAACATCTGCGTTCTCCTTCCCGTGCATCCTCCAATTCCTTTTTCGCCTCTTCCGAATCCACCAATCCGAGCACGAAGTTCAGTTCAACAACCTGTTCGTCTTTGCCAAACTCACTTGCTGGCTTCGATGATTCTAATATTTGTTTGTAAATTGTCATTTGTCCTCCTTTTTGTGAAATTTTCCGCAGTAACAGTACCCTCGTCTCTCTGCATCTCTCCTACATTCCTCGGAATTCATGCAGTCACGCAATGGCATCTTACGTGGGTTAAGAGCCCAACCAACAAGGTGTGCCCAGCAGAATCTGTTGGACTTATCCAATATCCTGGCGATAAAAAACCTGAATAGTTCTTTTCTGTTTGCAAAATTACGCTTCTTCATTGCTCCTCCGTTTTACAAAGATCATCATACGTTGTGAACTTTTTCTGTTCCTTCTTCGCCTCCATCGGCATGTACATATCCAGCTTGTCGGGGCGTGTAAAGAACTCTGGCGTCAGCCACTTGTACTTCGACTCAATATGCCGCTGCTCCTTACGTGCCTCAACCATCGCCAACCCCATGCCGCATAGCGTGTACCCTTCTTTCAATCTTGCGTTCAACTGACGTGCTGTCTTAGCGTTGCCGTTACGCTTTGTCCCGAAGATGCTGTTATAGGTGTCCATGAATGCAGTAAGTGCATGTGTTGGTGCTGGCTTCTCCTTTTTCTTGGTGAGCCGCTGGTTTATTTCATAGAGTAGCGCATCCATCTTTTCAAGCTTCTCCATCACGTCGTCAATGGAATATTGATTGTCTTCTACGATTAATGTGGCCATAATCTTTTGTTTTAAAACGGGAGACTCGAATCGTCGGGCGTTTCTTCATGCTCCGGCTCTTCCTTTTTCATCAATGGGAATTTGTCAAGCACCATCTTCTCAAAGATAACCTCCTGCTCGCTGTCATCCCATCTCTCTTCACCCTTATACATGATCTTCTTCAACTGTGGCAGGTTTTCTTTTGTGTAGAACGCATCAACCTTTCTGCCAAACTGATACGCAGTGATGTAGGTTCTTTCCTTCCCGTTCTTACCGGAATATGGGAACACGTTTAACACAACCTCACTATCAAGGTCAATGTTCGGGAGCCTTGACAGGAAACAACGTGCCTCGTTTGAACCGTAGTTTAAAGATAAAACCTCTGTCTCTTCTCCATCGGTCATTGTGACATCCCATGACACAATCTTTTTCCCTTCCCACTCGGTTGCTTTCTTTTTGACATTAACAATTTTACCAGTCATCCTGTCGAATGTCTTTTCCCAGACCTTCTTGCCGGATTTCATGGTGCGTGCGATGCCTTCTCCTTCACGTGTCTTGACAGTGAAGTGGTTATTTCTTACCGATACGTAGACTTTTCTTGTTTCTTCGTTTTCTAACATGATCTTACTTTTTAGCTTTGTTTATTGTTTTTTTTCCTTGCCAATCCGTGCTATTTCATAGATATGGCCACAAAAATTATCTGCAAGTTGTTCAAAGTGCGACCAGATCTCCTCGGAATAATCCTTGTTCAAAATGGTTTCGCTGACACGCTGGGCAATCAAACCACGATTATCCCGGATAGCATCTTCCATAATCTTTGTAGCCACGGATTTACTGTCTCCAAATGGAGAATCCCTAAAGACATCATAACTCTCAATGTTATTTAATACATGCTTTGTTTGCTCAATAATCAGATCCCGGCAACCAGGCCCAACTTTGTCTATTTCATCAAACACAAGAGTATATGACAGGTTAGACAAAAGCCTCTGGGCGTTTTCCTCGTTTTTAAAAAGTTTACGCACCTGCGCTTGTAGTTCAGCCGTGACAATTTGTTTGATCTCTTCTTGGGATAAGTAGTCGTCGAAATTAATCTCCATGATCTTACTTTATTAGGTTTGATAATCTGTTTAATATGATTTGACCGTTTAAATTCTCCAACAAAGATACAACATTTTTACACGAAATATCCTTTATGTTGATTTTTTTTTCAACAGTTTGATAAAGAATTTCCACACGCTGACCTCCGATGTTAAGAACCTGTCTCTCAATCTCACCACCTGCCATCTCACGTATCGTCTGTATATCCTGTAAAACCTGCTTATCTCCGACATCAATCATCCCCTGTATCTTTTTGATGTAATAGATAACCTTTGTTCTCTCTCCCGTGTGCAGGAAGACACCGATAAGTGTCCTTGGCATGTGCTTCTCGGCTAAAAGGTAGGCAACAATCTTACGTGGATAAACAATGTTCCCCCTTGAAATATTCTTATTAAGTACGTCTTCCTTAGACACGCCGAAGTACGTACACGTACAGTTGAGTATTGCTGATTCAATCATGGTAAGTATCTCCCTTTATTTTTAATGATTTTTACGTTCTTGCTCTTACACTTAGGACACTGTATCTTGCAACCTGGCTTGTTAGACCAGAACGTGTGCCCACATTCACACTTCCATTTTGCATTGATCTCTTTCAAAACGGCGCATCCTCCATTGTCAGTTGAACGGGGTGCTCATCCAGTGGACAATAACCATCGTCCGGCATCACTTCATTAAGCGGAATCCTCGTTCCGTCTTTCAGGATCAGGAAGTCTCCCTCTGCCTCTCCGAGTTCATAGAACCTGTTGGTTCGTCTATCGAAGTACATACCCACACAACCAGGTATACCCATTGTCCGCTGCACCTTGCACTTGTATGTTCTGATTAAGCAAAGTGGGTTGGATGGATTAGAGATAAAGAATGGCCTGTGATAGACAACCAAAATGTCGGAGTGACTTTGCCACATGATTCCTCCACGAAGGTTTAATGGATCTAACATCCTGAAGTCACCCGTGTCCTTATTCCTTTCAATGGTAGAGTTTGGGTGAACGACAACAATAAAAAGAACATTATGTTTGAGCGCAAACCTCTTTGCTGCAAAAAGGAAGAATTCAATGAACTTGTCATCACGCCCAAATGACTCAGCCCACTCCTGTATCAGAACACCAAACGGGTCAACGACAACACAGTTTACCTTATATTCCAACACAGCCTCCTCAAAACGTTCAAGTATATATTTTATTGTGGGTCTATCGTTTTCGGGGTAGATATATAGAAACCGCTGGTCAACCCAGTCGATCTCTTCCGATAATCTGTCTGTTTCGATATGTTGCGGAAACTTCTTTTGCACCGAAAGGCCCGTTTTTGTATGGATGATGTCAAGGTTCCATGTCGTTGGAGGGTGCGATTCAGGTGTGAAAAAGGCTGTCTTCCAGTCATCTTTAACGGATTTGTTAATTAAAAGCTGTGCAATAAAAGCAGATTTCCCCAGGTTGCCAGGCCCTGCCATTACGAGGACACAACCTTGTGGTAGGCGCATATGTTTGTCGAGTTGTGGGTAGTGTGTCGTTGGCCCCATTTCAAGGCCACGTTCAAAGACATCAAGTATCTCCGCTTTTATGCTACCTGCTGTTATTAGGTCTTTCATGAGTTATTAGTTGTTTTCTTGCTTTTTTATGATGCAATATTCTCCGACGGTGTATGTCTCTTCTTTCTCCGGGCAAAAGATTCGGTACGTTGGGATAATGGCATCTTCCTTGTATTCTATCCACTTAATTTTCCCGGTTAAAACGGTTTGTCCAATCGGTTGACTGAGGCCTTGCCTACAATACCCCAATTTCCACATCGGGGAGAACATATTGGGTTTTTTGTTGGGGTCAAACTTCACAACATCACCAACTGCATACTTCGGCGGGTTTTCAAGACGTCCGATTCTTAGTTTCAATTCGCTGTTTTCCTTTGCGACGGAACGTTCGATTTCTTCTATGCTCGTCCAAATCAGATTAATCATTTTTTGTCTCATTGGTTTTCTCCTTTCAATTTTTCAATGTGCCTTAAAATTATAAATTGGTTTAATAATATCTATGATCTCAACCGTTTCATTAATTGCATCAAGGATTTCGGCCATCGACTTATATGCATCCGGCGCCTCATCTAAGGTTTCCGGCAACACAGATGTTGAATAAATGCCGCTCATTTGATTTTGAAACTCGGTAATGTTTAGTTTTTTATGTGCTTCGCTTCTTCCCATTAGCCGACCAGCGCCATGTGGTGCTGAATAATTCCAATCAGCGTTGCCTTTTCCTTTTGCCACAATAGACCCATCACGCATATTAATCGGGATAAGCAATATCTCGCCCAATTCGGCAGAAACAGCGCCCTTGCGCAAGATCATCCGACTGAAATCAATGTAGTTGTGGATGGTCTCAAATGTTTCTGTTTCCCTTAATCCGGTCTTTTCAAGTATGATATTTGCAATGGTTCTGCGGTTCAACACGGCAAATTGTTGCATCAATTTCATGTCGTGCATATAATTGTCAAAGTCTTCACCGGATAGATAGGCCAAATGATTGTTAATAACCGGCTTTGTGAGTTGTTGCAATGCACTACCTATTTCTCGTTGTCTTCCTTCTTTTTTTAACTTGTTAATTAACTCATAACGAACTTGCGAGTCATCGGTTAAACGACTAATGGCAATATCCTGATAGTATTTTGCGACCTGTGCTCCAATGTTACGTGAACCGGAATGGATGACTAAAAACAATTCATTTTGTGAATTTTTACCGACCTCAATAAAATGGTTTCCTCCACCCAACGAACCAATGGAAATTTCCGCCCGGCCAACATTAAGATTTTTAGCGATCAGTTGATCAAGGCAAAACCCGGCTTTTGGTTCTGTGTGCACGTTAAATCCATTTGGTACAAACTCATTAATAGTGGAATCGAGTTTCGGCAAGTCAATATTTGTATCGCCAAGTTTTATTGTCAGCATACCACAACCAATATCAACACCAACTAAATTTGGGGTAATCTTATCTTTTATCTCCATTGTTGTGCCGATGGTGCACCCAGCTCCGGCATGGCAGTCGGGCATGATTCTGATTTTTGCGTCAACATATGGTTCAAATGAACCAAGTTCTTTAATTTGATCTAATGCGGCGTCTTCAATAGTTGTTGCATAGACCTTAATATCGTTCCCATTATTTCGTTTGATCGTTTGCATTTCCTTTCAATTTTTCTATGTGATCTTCAATGTCTTTCTTCTCTACAACACCCATGCTTTCAATTCTATTTAAGACAGTATGTATCTCCCCGCTTTCGATGAGTTCCTTCGTCACGTTGTACTTACCCAACTCATTCTCTAACCACGTCACCCTGCCCACAAGATAGTTGTTGTACGACCGTAAAGACTTGTTCTCGTTATAGATATACGTTGTCTCGTTTATGTGATTGTACGAATACCGCATGACGTCAATGATGTTCTTCCAGAACTTATAGCCCCTGCTGTGCTCCTGCCCGGCTAACTTTTCTTCGCAGTCGGCTATTGCAGCAAGCAGCATGTCTTTTGCGTTACCGTAGACTGTATTAGTTTTCAGCATCTTTTGTCTTCATTATTGCAACAACGAAATCTGATCTCTCACGTGGTGTACGACCAACGATTGCAAAGTAACACTTAAGTTCCGTCTCCGTAAATTCGGGGAGCGATATTGTAACAGACCACTCGTACTTATTCAGCCAGCCCATGCGTTCTGCCGCAGTAGAAAGGGGGAGACCAATAAGACCGTGCTTCTCGATCCACACTATCTGATCGGGTGTGAACTCCATCCTTTTGAGTAGTTCGGTTGTAAGTAGTTTCATCCCCAAAAGAGTTTAAGGAAGTCGAACGGTATAATGTCTTGTGCTTCTGCGGCAGCCTCAACCGAGAATAGGACAGACTGATCTATTACAGACGGGTCTGATTCCCATACTTCAACCATCTGATGCCGCATGTTTGCAACAAGGTATCTCTTTTCTTGTGAGTCGTCTTCCGGGTTCGGCCTCCACGGACCATTGAGCGCAGCTGCAACATCTTTTAACATGCCGCATTTGTGTGCGAAACTGTATTTTGTGTAGTCACGTGGAAGATTGTTTTTTAGGGAGTAGAGAGAGTACACAAGGTCGAAGATGTTTTCTTTTTTAGAGACCGATTCCTGTTTTTCTTGTGGTTTCCATAGGAGAAAGTTATGGCAATCAAAACAGGGACGGGTATCTACTGCATCCATTTCATATTTACAGGTTAAACAATCCTTTCTCATTTGTCCTCCTTTTTTGTTTTTTCTTTTTTAATTTTACTTATCCCGACGTATATGAACTCGACGCCTGTGAAGTCCTCCATCGGATACAGTTTCTTTATGTCATCAACAACGGCTTGGCTTGACACAACGTGTATTGCGAGCACTTTCATGTCGTTCGCCTTTTTCATTTTTTGTCGGTTTCTTTTGGTTCCCAACATAAATTTATTACCGTACAATAATCGCATGGGCGTGAATCTTCGGGATCATCTTTGTATTTGCAAGTTTCACACGAATCAACAGGGGTGTTATCTCGTTCGTTCTGTATCTCCCGCAGTTTCTCGAAGCAGTCAAGGATTGTTGTTCTGCTGCTTTGCTTGCTATACACTATCATCTCTCCGCCGTAACGCACGTAGTCAATAAGAAACTTAATAAGAGTCTTTATAGACCAAAATAATGCGAATAAAAGCATGACCGGGATGGCACTAAGCCTAATAGCAATTCCTGGTTCGATTGTTTTTTGTTTTTCCATTGTTTTGTTTCTTTTATGAATGGTTTTTAGTGAATTATGGAATTATTTTCCTCCATTGTTACGGATTCATACCCTTGTTTAAACTTCGCTGTCTGTCTCCCGGCAAATTCCGGGAAGAGAAAAATACTTATCAGGCAAAGACACACAAGTATCAGACAACAATCCAAAATCTTTTCTAAAAGTGTTTTCATCCTTCCATAATTAATATAGTGTTCTCAATAACGTCAAAGTACGATGTCATCTCCGGATTGATTGGGAACTCATCACGTCTCACATACTGCCTTATCCTGCGTGTGCTCTCATAACAATACGTGATATTACTTCCTCCCTTACCGAAAATGTTGATCCCTAAAAGGATATAGAAAATCCACTGAATGAAATTCCAGAACTGATACGTGTCGCTGATCTCCTGTAACTTGAAACTCTTATCGAACACCATGTCTTCCTCGTCTGGTGAATATGGTTTTGAGGGTCTCCTGATCTGGAAGTCGGTCATTGTGCCATAGTGTCGCTCAAACAGGTCTATTCTAAACCCATTTTTAACGGATTCTGCAACAAATAGGTCTCCGTTGAGCCAGATGAACGTACCTGCGTGACTTCCGATCCATTGTTTGGGAATTTTCTTCTTTTTACGCAGGATGTCCATGAAGTATCTTATCGACTTTGATAAGAATGACTTGCTGTTTACAAGCAAGATGTCGCCTGTATGAATTTTGTGCTTTGGTATCATGTCAAAGGGTTTTAAGAAATTCGACGGGGATGATATTCATCGATCTATGAGCCCCCATTAATGTGAAAATTGTTGCCGGAGCATGTTGGTGGCAATGAGTTTCGATTTCGACCTCTGCTCTTTCGTGATCATAATACAACGCACACTTTGTCTGATCGCAATTCTCCCAGTTCAACTTCTCTTCATTCAGGTCATTTGCGATGTATTTCAGCAGGCCCATCCTGTTTTCAAACGGCCACAACATCGGCTTCTTACTTGGCACAATCGCATACGGCATACCGCATCTGTATGCGTCCGCATAGTCCTCGAACGCCTTTTCTTTATCCACCCATTCGATGACACAACTGCTTTCTGTCTCAGTCATCTTTGGTGTCTTACCATCCGGGATTGCAATTTCTAATGTTTTCTTTTCCATTTTTTTTAGCTTAAATTATCAATTTCTGCTTCTAACTCTTCACTTATTACACCAATCATCTTACATCCTTCGTCTAAGACACGTGCATACAACTCACTGAATTGAAGATTGTCTAACGACTCATAAGAGATTGATTTTACTTTGTACGCCATGTCTCCCGACACCGTCAGGAACGGCGTGTAATAACCTGCCCTAAACAGTAACTCGTCTTTCATCGCTTCGGCTGTCTTGAACTGGTACTGCTCAGGCAGGTTTGCAAGTACAATGCGTAACATCTTCCAGAACTTACGGTGAAATTCGGGAGAGCGAACAATCTTGACATCTGCTGTAAACAGACAACCATCTTTTAGCCCGCCAAAGCCATCCTCTGGCACGGCGTAGTCTCCTACTCGCTTAAAATTTAACTTCATAGTCGTAATATCCTTTAAATGCCACCCACTTCTGATAACTCTCTACCTCTTGTGTCTCCGCCCACTCGGCAAACTCCGTGATCCAGTAGTTCACGTCCCTGTAAAAGTGCTCCAAAATTTTAGGATCAACCCTGAAAATGCTGACACCATAAGGCTTGCTTGCCTCACACGTGATCAGAAATCCAGGTAACTCAACACCAAGTTTCTGCCTGACACCCTCGAAGTACGTACTCATCTGGTGAATGTGCCCATCAAACCATGCGTTTCTCTTGACAACTTTCGGGTCTGCGTCTTGTGCTGTCTTCAACTCAGCAAAGAAGTCTCCTCCGATGCCATCAAGATACGACAAAACCTTAATCCCAGACGAATGTACCCAGCTTAACTCTTGCTCTGTTGCCTGGAGTGCGTCGATATATTTCTTCGCCTCGTGTCTTATTGATTCTCCCATGCCACGTATAAGTGCATCTTCTCCAATGGTCAGTGCACGTCTTCCCTCATTCTCTTTTTTAAAGTTCTTCCAGCGTTCCTTCCCGGCCTTTGTTCGGAGGTCACATTGGGGAGCCACGCAATACTCTTTCTTGAAGTCAGCCGGGCGTAAGACGTAACAGTGTACTGCCGTTCCACGCAACATTGCGTCTGTCGGCTGTTCTTTCTTCCTGTCAAGGTATGCAAGGTAATGCGCCGGAGACTTCTTGAAAGCCTTTAATCCTGACCATGAGATGTGATCTATCGGAATCATATTAAAATGATAAAATAAATTCGGCGGGGATGATTTTGATGGCTCTTTCGGCAGCAGACTGCGTAAAATATGTGGCCGGTTCTTTGCCGCCCCCCTCGCCACAATACGTAAATATCCCGGAAGCGTTAACATACAGCCTATATCTGTCTATCCCGCATGCCGGTGTTTGCACATCACACTCATTCAGGTCGTCTGCGATGTGTTTCAGTAGGCCCATCTTATGGGCGAAAGACCACGTTAGCGGATTGTATCGTTGGAAATACGAGCACCACGATTGATAAGATCTGGCATAATACTCAAACGTTTTCTCTTTCGAGTCTACCCACCTGATAGTACAACCGTTTTCCGTTTCGGTCATCTCCGGGGTCTTCCCATCCGGGATCGCAATTCCCAATGTTTTCTCTTCCATAATGTTAAATTTTGTTCAACAAAGATACAATTATTTTTTACTGTTTCGACAAAAAAGTGAAAATTTATTTTACATTAGCGATAATAACCTCACCCTTGCGTTTCTTAAACTTCTTCTGAACGTAGGTCTGCGCCCATATGTCCTTATACTTCTTCCTGAACTGTTCTGCAGCCTTATCGACATCCTCCTCTGTCTTCAAGGTCAAAAGATGTGCATCAAGGTTCTTTAAGACCGTTTCTTCGCCTGACAATTTGTTCTCCAGTTCTTCTTTTGTCGGTATGCCTGCCGTGATGCCGTACCCTGCGAACCCCAATGCCCTGCCGACAGCCGATGTCTCTGCGTTTTCAAGTGCAGCAGTGTTGTTCACGTCGCTGCCCTCATCAACGATCTCAGAGTCAAGCCCTGTAAACTCACGCATTTGACCTTGTTTGTAGATAAGTAGTTTTGCTTTCACAATAAATCGTTTCTCGTCGGGCAGATATTGATATTCCGATGTCAACGAGTAGTCCACCTTGTCTGTTTTCAGCAGCAAGAGTCTTTCATGAACTGGCATGTATTCCGTTGTGCCGTTTTTTGTTTCAAGTTTCATACTGTCTGTTTTTAAAATTTGAGAAATTCTACGGGGATAAGGCCCATGGCTTTTACAGCCGCCCCTTCGGTAAAAATCGATGCAGTTGACTGGCCATGAGACCAATTTGCAATACGGACATCACCATCTTCATGATCATAATATAATTCGCATTTTGTCTGACCGAAATTTTCCCAGTCCAACTCCGATTCATTCAAGTCATCTGCGATGAACTTTAAGAGGCCGAATTTGAACTCATGACGCCAAATGAAAACAGCGTCTCCGTTTAAATAAACACCCAAATCTTGGTCAAACAATTTACTGTATTCATTGACATAGTCCTCAAACGTCTTTTTCTTGTCTACCCATTCGATCACACAACTATTGGTTGTTTCGGTCATCTTTGGTGTCTTACCGTCGGGGATGTGGATCTCTAATGTTTTGATGTCTTCAAACATGTCGTCATACCAGCCAAAACACATTTCTTTTATTCGATAACGTCCATCAATGATTTCAGAGATGGTTACTGTTTTTCCACACAATTCTGCCATTGAGTCGACAAAATAGTCAAATTTCATTTGGACGTCCCCAGACTCATCTTTGTTTTCGTTGTACCAGGCTTTGCTTTTTACGACAACTTTATCACCTACTTTGTGGTTCATTGTTTCCTCCTTTTTTAATCGTTTGATACTTCAAAATTGTTTTTCGTTTTTAATGATTACTAACTTGCATTCATCTCCAACAAGTAAACTCTCTCCCTCGATTGTCAGGATTAAACCTGTCAGGTTATGCTTTTTTAGGAACTTCATGATCGTAGTAGCCTGTTTGTCTTTTGGATAATAACGATAATATCCTTCAATGTACTCGCTTTTAAATTCCAACATCTCTTCTCTTGTCAGAATAACAAAGTCTCTCCCGCTACCCGACCTTACGATATAACAGTCATCGTGAACCTGCTGCGAATACGATTCCAGGTTGTCTTTTGCTGTGTCTAAATTACTGTATGTTTTCATATCCACCACCTTTCAGGGTACACGGTCGATCTATCCTTTAAAATTATGCCGTGCACGTAACGTATATGAACGATGTCGCCAACATATGTTATCCGGCCTGTATATTTATCTGTTCCTAAATAGAACGTGCACCTGTCACCAACTTTCATGTTGCGCTGGAACTTTCGTGCTGCGTGCCACCATGCTATAATCCAGATGGCAATCAATAAAAGAACAATGAATAGTGTCTTCATAGCATAATGAATTTATCACCTTGTTTGATCACTTTATGTCTCCCCGGTTTCAGGTCGAGTGATGACTTGAAAGACGTGCTACCGTTTGCATTTCGGATGTTGTTGTCAAAGATCGTAGCTTGTCTGAATGAAATCTTGTCATGTTCTTCGATCACAAAATCTCTTCCAACTTCTTGTTTGAGTTTTGAGGACAGATACAGGCTGTTGTCTCCCTGCCCTCCACCACGTGGCGTACTTGGTTTTCCTATTGTTGCGAACATTGTTATAAGTTTTGGATGATCTGGCGTACAAACTCGTTTTGATTGTTGAAGTTCCTTGCCGGTTTAAAGACAGCGATGTCTGAAATCCGGGAGAGCCTTAATAGGTTATTAAAAAAATACTCTCCACCGTTTCGCACATTTGTTGTGTTGAAGTAAGGGTTATCAATGTCAGTGTTGTGTACGTACATTGCACCAGTTAATTGTAGGGTTTTCTTTTCCATTATTTTGTTATTTTTTGTTTTGGATCTTCAAACATATCGTCGTACCAGAGAAAAAAGTCCGCATCTTCTTCAATGAGATAATGGTCGTCAGCAACTTGTGATATAGTTACGGTCTTGCCACACAATTCATCCATTGAGTCGACAAAATAGTCAAATTTCATTTGGACGTTCCCGTGCTCGTCCTTATTTTTGTCATACCAGGCTTTGCTTTTTACGACAACTTTATCACCTACTTTGTATTTCATTGTTTTTTGTTTTTAAAGTTCAAGTGTTCCGTTGACTAATGATTCGGCGAGTTCAAAAACCTTGTCTCTCTGCTCCGCCAATGCCACATAAATTTCATCTCCAAGCTGGGACATGATATTATCCCTCACATATTCCTGGAAACTGCCATCTATTTTCCGCACTTCATTTTGTAGTGCCCTGTAAATGATCTCTTTGTTGTGTTTGCTTAATCTGATAGCGACCTCGTCTGCTTTCAGACCTAATGCTTCTTTTGATGTCATGTTGTTGTTTTTATGGTTGAACTTTCGCAAATTCTCCGTTTTGTAATTTGTACCACGTGTTGGCTTTTAACTTTTTCCCGTCAATCTGGGCGGATTTTACGCAGATACACTTTCCCGAAGCGTATTCGGCGAGCGTGATCCACGTTCCCTTGATCCCTTTAATAAGGCCGTGAACACCAATGTTCGCAGCAACGGAATTTTCCCCGGATACCTCAAGTTTTGAGTAGTCTCCAGATGCGGCGAGGTGTGAGGAGTATCCCGATGCGGCGAGGTGTGAGGAGTCTCCCGATGCGGCGAGGTGTGAGGAGTCTCCCAATGCGGCGAGGTGTGAGGAGTTTCCAGATGCGGCGAGTTGTGAGGAGTTTCCAGATGCGGCGAGGTGTGAGGAGTATCCAGATGCGGCGAGTTGTGAGGAGTTTCCAGATGCGGCGAGTTGTGAGGAGTTTCCAGATGCGGCGAGGTGTGAGGAGTATCCCGATGCGGCGAGTTGTGAGGAGTCTCCCGATGTTGCTTGAATGTTATCGTCATTTAAAGTAGATAAACATAAGCTGGCCCCTCCAATAAATTCCGCAAGCGACAATTCACGAACAACCTTAATGTGCCTGCTCACCAACTTTGAATCGTCGTTGTGCTTCTCAATGTCTCCCCATGCTTCAACCTCTGCAAATCTGCAATTCGTTAGATCGTAATAATTCAGGATGTCAAGGGGGTTGGTACACGAATGAAATCCAGATGCGCAGACAGATACGTCTCCCTTGTGGTGATAGGTCTTTCCTACTTCATACTGAAAGTCTCTGCACTTGAAATTCATGTCAAATGCTTTATACGCTTTGATTTTTTCTGTTTTCATGGTTAATAATTTGGTTTTCAAAGATACATATGTTTTTCCATAATTTTACCGTAGAATGATTCTAAGTTTATAAAATGCCTTAAATCAGGAATTTGGAATTGTAATTTAGAATGAGCTTACCTTATTATTACTGAATCTTCCACCGTTCCACTTTGCCTCCACCGAAAAGACCGATCGGGGAGCATCTCAAAGGCAACATAATGCTGCTTGTACAGTGGATCATTAAACTGGTTTTCAGCATCTAACCAGTAGCCATAATTTCCATTTATCACAATGATTGAACTCCAGGTATAAACCCATCCACCGGTTACCGTGTCACCAAAACGTATGTGCGTTTCGATTGCGCCGGGATATTCAACGCCTATGTAAATTCTATGTCTGATCTGGTTTTCAAGTTCTTCCTCTTTCGCACAGGAGCAACAACATACGATTATCGTTAAAAGTGCTGCGGAGAGTAAAAGTAATTTTGTTTGTGTTTTCATGATATTTTTTTTGATTTCAAACATTGTCCACTAAAATGGCTTTGCTGTCTTTTGTTTGATTTTTCTTATCGGGACAGTTTCGATGTCGTGATGTCGTGATTTTTTCTGTTCTGTTTTATAAGTTTACCCTGAAAATCATAAGGTTGTCTTGATCTTCTTCCGATACGACAATATCAGACAACAAAGCTAATTCTCCGAGGTCGTTCTTTGCAAAAAGATAACCGTTTGTTTCACCAATGTATGTTTTGAGATTTAGCTTCTTGCAAGCAGCATGAAATAACTGCAAATAGTCCGGGTTAAAATACCGCCCAGATACCTCTGCCTTGACCTTGCCTATATATTTTTCTTTTTTTGCTGCCTTATGCGCCAGGATAGCGTTCTTTATCCACTCGTCATTAAAGGAGATTTCCCTTGTTTTTGGAGGTAAAACGGCGGCAATGTTTGGATATGGCCCATCGGACGTTAAACCGTCACGAAAAACTACTTTTCCTTCTAACGCTGCGGGATATTCTTGTTTTGTACGAACGGCCAAATGAGCGTTGGTCGCCTCTGCAAATCCATTTTGGTAATGAATACCGCTTAAATCATAGCGTGTTGTACGTGACGACCTTCCTGCGTAATTCCACAAGTTAAACTTCATGTCCCTATCTACCTGAAAAGATAAAAGTAGAGAGCGGAGCATGGATTTGACTGTTTCGTTCTCAGATAACTCAATGGCGCCTAATAATAATTTTTCCTGTTCTTTTTTCATGGTCTGTGTTTTAAATTGTTGTTAATGTCTTACTTGTGAACTCAAAAGGATTGGATGACCGGGTGTTCACTTTTGCACTGTGGAAGTAATCTAATGCCTCCCTTTTTTCGGTGAACTCCATCGTTTCGGTGCTCCCGAATTTATTTGTCAGGACTACTGCGTACCTTTTTACTTGTGCTTTCATGGTTATTTGCTTTTAGAATGGTTTGCAAGTTCTTTTGTCATGAGTTCAGCAAGTTCAAAACAGTATTTATCGTTTTGCTCGTTACTTTCCCATGCCGTTATAAGAACTCCTTCCGTTCTTACTCTGCTTTGTGTCTCGGCGTTCACCTTTTCAACATCAAATTGTGTTGATGAATGCTGGGTTACTGTTACAAATGTTTTCATGGTTTTAGGTTTTTAGATTGGTTTTTTGTTCCCGGCGACGGTTTCGATCCGTCAGCGTCTCGCCTTTGGCCGGGAAGGTATTACATTCTCCCGTTTTCGTTTGTACCTCCTTCCGTGTTTGGTTGGTTGGTTGGTTAATTATTCCTGTCCCCACGTAATTACGTCTCTTTTCTTGCAGTTCTCCGTCTTGTACGTCCGCAGGAGGATGCCGTTTTCTCTGCACCAACGAGAAGGGCAGCCGGAATACTCGGTACAATATCCCCCTTGCTTTAGTTGTTTCATGCCTTCGTAAACATAAGATTCTCCGTATCCGCCAGTAAACGGTACTAAAATCGTTTTTTCTGTATCTGTCCCGAAGTTTACCGTTACGGTTGCGGAGAAATAGCTATTTCCGTTTACCTTGTCGAACCATTCTTTGGCGATAATGTCGATTGTTTCTACTTTTGTTTTCATGGTCTTATCTTTTGGTTGTTAATTGTTTACTTGTTTACCTTTTTCCCGGCTCCGGGAACATGGTCTATCTTCTGTAATTTAAATTGTAGTTGTAGCGTACAGGCTTATAGGTCATGCAGGTTCCGCTCGTGCATTGTGAACATGACGTAAAGAACAGAACTACGAACGTAACGAGTACGGCAATAGCTACGTAGGTTTTGGGCTTCCTCCATGCTTGGGGGTCATAGTTTTCTTTGATGTTGTTTAGGGCTTTCATGGTCGTTTCGTTTTGGTGATGTAAAGGTAATATGATTTTCTTGTGATTCGACATTAGAATGATTCTAAATTCACTTTTCCCAATGTTGTCAACACTTTCCAGATGAAAGTTAGAACGATTCTAAACAAATATTGTCAGTAAATGCTATCTTATAAGAGTCCAGGACCGCAAAAAGGGAGACACTTACTTAACCCTAAAAGCCTCTTTATCCTAGTATAGAAGAACACCATAATAATACGGCCTCGTTCCCGGTTGTTTTGGGCGAAGCCCGTATATAACCAAACTGGCAATTTAGAAGAGTTATTGCCGATACCTATTATAATAAGACGCAAAACAGCAACCCAGAACGCAAACGATCCCACAAGGCAAACATTAACCCAGAACTAAAACCTTAGTTCTATAACTAAAACCTTAGTTGATAGAAAGGGAGTGATTAACTATTGAGTAGAAAAACTACTCAATTTTGAACCATTTGGGTAAACCCTCGGATCATTCCCTTTTTATGGATCAATGCTGGGCAAAAATTGACCTTCATGGACAGCATCACAGCAAAAAAGCCCTACAAAATGACCTTAATTTACCTAAATGCTTTATTTCCAACAACGTAAATAGTTTATAGAATACCATGACAGGAATTTCGATCTGGTATTTTAGGGGGCTGGGGTCGGAAATCAGACCTTTCAGACCGGCGAGCACCCCCGAATCCCTCATAGTCGCCCCCACCTACCAACAAAATCGTGTCAAATTGGGATAGTGGCTAATTGGTGTGGTTGGTTGGGATGGTTGTGTTGGTTACTTTTGTATAGTCACTTACTAAAAGAGAGTATTGGGAGTGTGGTTAATGTACACTAAATCGGTGTAGATTAGAATTAGTTGGCAGAATGTATCTCATTGAGAAACATGCTGTTTTTGACGTGTATGACGATACTGGGTGCACGATCTCCTTTGGTGCGTGTAGTTGACCACCCCGTTAGAGATCGTCTGTTGTGGGTGGTGTTTTCGGTAGTGGGCAAAAAATGGGCAATGCTTGTTTTTCGTCGAGAATACAAGCAATGTCAAAAAATGGGCAATTTGTCCCCAGCCTGCTCCGATAACAGGCTTACGGATTTGGGGGTTATTCTGCGATAATGTCAATGTAGTATTGCTTACCGACAATAAACTCCTTGGCGGCCTCATCATTAATGGTGGCCATGTCAAGAACACCGCAAGGTGTCCATTTGAAAAACTCCTTATTCTCTTTGGAGCCATCAGTTACGGCATGCAACTTAACGCCGATACCGGTTTCTGTTTGTGTAACTTGAATGCATTTAAATTTTGCTCTTACTGTCATACTGTTTGGTTTTATTGATTGTTTTGGTACTATTACCGATTTGTCGTTTGGTTTTCCAGTTCTTCCAATAACTTATCTGCCGCCAAAACAGAAAGTTGTGCAACATACTCGACGTTTTTAATATTCGGCGCAAATTCGAGATAAGAGTCTGCGCTAAGCGTTGAAAGAAGCCCCTGCAACGCTAATCCCGCAAAGTGTTCCCGTTTGGTTAAACCGGCAAGCATTCCTTCGTCTTGTTCAACATAGCGGTCTACGCTTGGGAATCCCTCGTGTTGAAGTGGGTAGATCGGTTTTTCTGAATTTTTCCATTTCTTTTCCATTGTTTCTGTTTTTATGTTACTATATGTCTTCCTTTTTTGGGCCTACCAGTTTTTACACTTAAACTTGCCGTGTTTTTCTTCTTGAAACTCGGTGATAAGGAATCGTGTATCCTGGTAGTAACCGTCGTATTTGATGTATTTTTGGAGGGTTCTGATGTGTTTGTTGGTTATACGGGAGATGTGGGCAAGGTGTAGTATTCTTGTCTTATTAAGAAGGAGGTCTGTGAGGGCGTATTTCATTTAGATAGTGTCTCCCTTTTTTATCCCCGTTCGGGTATGATGTTGTGATGTTTTTGAGTTATTGTACCTTAAGGGGTATAAGTTTTTAGTGTTTAGTCTCCCGGTTTTAGGGAGGATTTTTGCGATAGGTGACAGAATATGGTACTTTGTGCTTAGATTTTAGTTAGTTTCTCCCGACCTGTGTGGCGGAATGTTCAGGTCTTTGATAGGGATGTAAAATTCGGGGGTTGCATATTCCAGGCTTGCATCAAATACAACCCAGTGGCTACTGTCCGGGAAGTATTGTCCTTCTGAAACCACGTTGTTGCACACTGGTTCTTTGAATGAAATTAGGACAAGTGTTGGTTCTGCCGGTGGTTCTGATACGTGGCGCCATTTTATCGTTGTTGGATTTTCTGGTGGCTCCCATAAATCGCATCCAACACACCGAAAACATTGAGCGTTCGACGCAAAACTGTTCTTGTGTTTGCAACTTTTACAATCTTTCATTTCTCCTCCTTGTTTCTTAATCTACTGATTGTTCTCCCTGTTTCCACCGCCGAGATACTCCCGGGTGCATCAAAAAACACAGGCAAGTGGCAGTCGGTAATGAACCACGAGGTTCTTCCGTTCTCTGTAATGAACATTACACGACGAGGGGTGTTTGTTATTGGTTTGGTTTTCATGGTTTAGTGTTTTGTCTCCCTTTTCCATGTTGCATAGTCGAATGCCAGTTGTGCAACGTTTTCTTTGTCGTCGTCTTTGTGGGTGTTACACGCATCCCAACCAGCTTTGAAAGCAGGGAGGTCTGTTTCAACTTGTCGAATTTCTCGAATAGTTGGAGGCTCAACGCTGATTGGCGTTTCGCTGATCTCGGAAAAATTGTCGTCGGTATATTGAATTGTCAGCCCGGCCAAAGTCCAATAGCAATTGCTTCCATAATACCCGATTGTCCAGTAATCATCAAACCCGCAATCGTTTTTTAACTTCACACGGTAGTGCCCAGGTTCTCTTTTTGTGTTCATTTGTTGTCCTCCCACCATTTTTCAAAATCAACATCAACGTCTTGTTTAGAAAGCACAACCGGCTCCTTCGCAAACCGGAAAGACGACCTTGTGGCTTCCCAATACGCATCATGGGCCTTTTCTTTTGCGTATGCTTCGGCAATACGTATTGCATCTTCGTAATCCATGCAGTTACAGAAGTTCCCAGTGCCTTTTACTTTATTGATTTCTTCTTTCAGGTTCATTTTGTTTCCTCCTTAACTTCTTCGTATGTTCTTTCAAATTCGTCTTTGTCAACGAGATAGTATATACCAAGTGGATAATATTGAACAAGCGTGTCTCCCTTTACCACGGGGCGACTTGTCCCATTGGGGGCGCCGTGTCTTGTATATCCCCGAAGTTCTTTAAAGGTGTCATTGCTATCGCATGAAATATATAAACCGATGTTCATGTTTTCTAATTTCGTTGCCATCTCTGTGCTTCCATCATACTGTATTGCACGAACCGGAATTGGCTTTGGTGTGTAGGTTTTGATTGTTATTTCCATTCGCTCTTTTGTTTAATGTTTCTGCTCCCCTTTTTCGTGCTGATAAATTTCCGTTTCATGTTCTGTAAGCCTTCTAAATACCTGTGACTTAGCTGTTTCGTACCTTTCACGTGCGTCCCATCCTGCGCTAAACGAGTTTTTCCCGTAACTTTCTTTATTTAGGTCGACATTAATCTTGCTCCCAATGATCGCAGTCACATCTTCGCCATGCGGCGTAGTGTCTTCTCCTGCGAAAAACCACTCACCACGACCTGCGTAGTAGCAGAGTTCATATTCTCTGGGCGTTGCCGTTGTTTTTACAATGTAGTATCCTGGTTCTACTGCTGGCATAATATTTGTTTTTAATGTTTATTCTCCCTTTTTGCCGTAGCAACAAGTGTGTCCATTTGTGGTATTATCTCCACCCGCCCGAAGCCAGTCGGCAAAAGCACTTATAGTGTGCGAATGGGAATCAGTCGGGATGTTATCTGGGTCATCTTCTGCGTGTACCGGGGCAAACTCTTTTTCAAACTGTTCGGCAGTCAGAACATAAAAACTATTGTCATTAAGGTCATGTACGACATAATCTCCTTCTTTCAAGTAGCCAACCCCATCGGAAAACATACCACAAAAACCGGATTCGTCAAACTCTATTTGAATGGAACTGGTAAGCGCTGAGATTTGCTCAGCCATTTCCTCGGTATCATCGTATCGTACCGCCTCCACTTCGGTTGGTATGCAGACGTACTTTTTGAATAAAGTATTTGTTTCCATTTTTTTAATGCTTATTCTCCCTCAATCGCCTCAATGCGCTCTGTAAGTTCTTGTATTGCGTTCCAAAGTGCCTGTATCTCTTCGTCTTTCACTTTAGGCGTGTCACTTGTTGCAAACTCACAGTATGACGTGGGCGTTTCGGACACTTGAGTGGGTTTTTCTTTGTGTATGCTTGTTATTTGGGGCTTATACATGGTTCTAATGTTTCTCCCGGCTTCACGTGGAACGTGTTAAGATACTCTGTTGCCTGTTCTCCCGCGAAGTCATTAAAATAGGTTTCTCTTTCATCCTCTGTGTCAAACTCAATGATTTTTCCCTTCAACTTCCCATCAAGTGATACCATTCTCCAAAGGATGTATTTTCCTTCTAATGGTTCGGGATCTTTGAAGATTAATACCTGTTCTTGTGCTTCAATGATTTTTGCGAAACTCATGCTTTTCTTCTTTTAAGGTCTTAGCTTTAAATTGGGGAGTGGTTTTTAAGTCTCTCCCCTTAAATCACGTTATTTTCTTCGGTATCGGCTGGAAGTATTCGCACTTTCCGTTGTGTTTCTTCACGACAGTAGCCGGGAAGTTCGCATTTTCGGGGCGAACAAACAACCAACATTTCTTTGCAAGCTGGCAGTCTGAGTTTTTACAGACAATGATTGTCATTTCTCAAACACCCTGACAAAAAACAAGTCAACCCAGAACGAATACTTGCCTTTCCATACTTCAATGAGCGATCTCCCGTTTAGGAAGAAGAGCGTGAAACCGAATGTTCTTACTCCTTCGTTCTTACTAATGTGCAGTTCCAATAGTTGTATTGTCATTTTCTTCTATTTTAAGGTTATAAGTGTCTCCCAGCAAGCGCAGGTCAATCTCTTCGTTGACATCCCACAACAATTTTCTATAAGGAAGTAGCGGGTCTTTTAACTGTGCCTTTGACGGAATAATACCCTCGATATTCGGAATCGGGTCAACACGTGCGTCAAGCCACAATGAAAGCGTCAACAGTTCATGTAATGTCTTTACCTTTAAGTTCATTTCGTGTTTGTCCTTTTAAATCCTATTGGCTTACCTGGTTCCTTAACTTTGACAGTAGATACAATAAACTCTTCTGTGTCTCCTGTCGTCAGCGCCTGGTGTAGGAGTCCCGAAAAGAGGCTTACAAACTGATTGTTGTCCCTTAACTTCAACTCCTCCATCGTGTCAAGTATTTCATATACAACAAAATAGCAATATGCCGATGTCGCTTGTTCATCTGTTACATCTTCCGGAAATTCAAGTTGGACAGTTATCGTCTGCCCCATCAACTGAAACGTCTTCGGTATCTTCATGCCACATGATTATGTCACACCTGAGTTTAGAATCAGGGCAAAGGAGAAAGGGTAGTCCACGAATTAACTCTACCAAGTAATGATCACTCAACATCGTGAACTCGACCCTTTCATCTCCGTCTGCCCCTTTTGCCTTATCTCTAAAAGAGATTATTTTTTTTACGAGTTCTTCCATACAAAGATAATATATTTTTTCGTTAAAGTCAAGTGGTTATCTTGCCACACTTCTTACATTTGCTCTCCCCGTCATCGTCGTCGCCCTCATGATCGCACCACATTCTTTGCACCTGTACGATGCAAACTTCCGTGTATCAGCATAATAGCTACCAACGTATTCAAGTTTCTCACAGCCACAGTTTGCACAAGACCTTCCGTCTCCCTCCAGATAGAGGTTCATGTTCGGGTGTGACTTGACCCAACCACGTATTGCAACATAGAGTTCTTCCAGGATGCCAACGTCTTGTTTGTTGTACGTCTGCATCTGCGCCAATGCCTTGATGTCTCCCGCCATGCACTGTTGCCACAAGCCATGATCTGTCTCCAGCTTCCTCTGTAACCCAAGAATCCTGTTCACGTAGTCAAGCCTGTTGTGCTCAAAGGCGAAGTTCTTGCGTAGTACGTCAAGTGTATCGACAATCCTATACGGCGCCGGTGGTTTCAACCCATGAACAAGGAACCTTGTGTTTGCACGGGGGATGTCGAACTTGCGTGCGTTGTGCCCGATGACGATGTCGGCAGTGTTGATGACATTCCAAAGTGACTCGCTGATACGCCTGTCATCACGTGCAATAGCCTCATCCGGTGTTACAATGTCCGACAGGATTTTGCTGTCAAAGAGTGTCTTCGCCGACCACCCAAGCATATGCCAGGGGTTCTTGATGAAGTCGGGCTGGATGTCTGTCTTCCAGACACGGAATGACCATGTCTCTGCCGGCGCTGTCTCGATGTCAAATAACACGACGTTTGGTAGCGTCTTTTCTTCTTTCTCGTTTATGCCACGAAGATAACGATGCAGCGACTCTAATGAGATGCCCATCCTATCCGCCGCCATGTCACCGTAGAGGTTAAACATGGCTGTTGCTTCTTCAATCCTTCTTTTTGAAATCATTTACTTGTTGTTTTAGTTTAAGTGTTTCTTCAATGAATCTCCGTGGATCTCGAAGGTAAAGATTGAGTAGTCTCTTCTGAATGCGGCGGAGTTGTTGGTATGTTTCAAAATCCATACCTTCCGGTCTCTCGTTGAGCGAGAAACTTCCGGGCGTGTCGTTAATCTCTCTGTCTATGCACTTGCGACCTTTCTTCATTTTGCCCTCCCTAAATATGTGATAGTGCCTCCCGGCGTCCTTCCGTAGATAAGTCCGTCTTGTGTCTCGACAATCGGTGAATCTGCGAAGTCAGAATCAGCCGGTATGCCATTAACATAGCTTTCGGCGCTGTGGATTTTGGTGACATTCTGTGGCATGGGGATTGTAAACCCGAACTCTGTCACGATCTTGTCTCCCGTGTTTTCCGAGATGATTGCGTGGAGTAAAAAGGCATAGTTGAACAGGTCTCTTATCGTGTCGTCTATTGATTCGTAGTGGTTCTCTCCCCCGCTCATCAGCGAGCCAAGACGTGTTGCCTTGATACAAAGCTGGTTTAAGCAACCCTGTTCGGGTGATATGCGTGCCATGTTTGATGATGCCTTAAAGTTGTGCAGTGCATCTTCCTCGATGGCGTAAGCGCTGTTTTTCTTAACAAGTATCTCCCGCTGTTCTGCCGAGAA